TCAATTATCCAACGTCTTGATAAGCAAGGTTCTATTGAGGAAAACGTAATATTCGTTGACCGTCAGTTTGGATTTGATATTGACGATATGTTAGCAGCACAAAACTCTTACGGAGCAGGTGGTACTTCATATGGTTTATTTGACAATGACCAAGAGATGGCGTTGAACTTAGGATTCACAGGATTCCGTAGAGGTTATGACTTCTACAAGTCTGATTGGAAGTACTTGAATGACCCAACTATGCGTGGTGGTTTACCGACAGGTGCAGGTTCAGGTCGAATCAATGGGTTATTAGTACCTGCAGGTTCAACTTCAGTATATGACCAAATCTTAGGTAAGAACGCTAAGCGTCCTTTCTTACACGTACGTTACAGAGCTTCACAAACTGAAGACAGACGTTACAAGACTTGGATTACAGGTTCAGCAGGTGGCGCAGCTACTTCTGACTTGGATGCAATGGAGGTTAACTTCTTGTCTGAGAGAGCTGTATGTACCTTAGGTGCAAACAACTTCTTCTTATTCCAAGAGTAGTAGATTATAAAGGGAGTCTGTTCGAACAGACTCCTTTTACTTTTTTTTTAAATTCAAATTAAATTCAAATGAAAAAAACAGTAGAGTACGTAGATAAGCAGTACAAGCTATTAGGTCAAGACGCACCTTTATCGTTTATGCTTGCTTCAAGAAATTCAAGAAGATTCCCATTACTATGGTTTGATGAGGATAAAGGAGAGCAAAGAGCACTTCGATATGCAAGAAACCAACAGAGTCCGTTTGAGGATGAGCAAGATGGCAACGCAATACTAGAGCCAATTGTATTTGAGGATGGGTTTTTAACAGTTCCAAAATCAAACCAAGCATTACAGAAGTTTTTAGATTTACACCCTGCAAAGGATGTTAAGTATTCTTTAGTTGATAAAAACAAAGAGGCTTCTGAAGTACTAGAGGATTTAAACTTAGAGGCTGATGCATTGATTGCAGCTCGTGAGTTAAGTATAGACCAAATAGAAGCGGTTACTCGTGTAGCGTTTGGTACTGACCCTAGTACAATTACATCATCTGAGCTTCGTAGAGATATTTTATTATTTGCTAAGCAGAACCCTGCGGCATTCTTACAGGTTGTAGGAGACTCATCTTTACATATCGACTCAATGATACAATCATTCTTTGATAAAGGCGTGTTAGCTTTTAGAAAGAATAAGAAGGAAGTATTCTTTAATACTCCTACTAATAAAAAACGGATGCTTGTTATTCCGTTTGGAGAGGACCCGTTGTACGTGGTCTCATCTTACTTACAAAGTGATGATGGTCTAGACGTTCTAGAATTTCTAGAAAAAGTCGCAGAGACTAAGTAGTAAAAGGGAGGCAGAAATGCTTCCTTTTTTTTTGCTATATTTGTAGGGATATTTTTTATTAACTAAAAACTTTATAAAATGGTTAAATATCTTTCAATAGACGGCAATCAAGGTAAGCAATTGCTTCAAGTATTTCCTTTATTATTATGCGAAACTAATTCAACAACACAAACAATAATTGATTTTGCAAGTTATGCAGGTGGTAATAAAGCTACTATAGGACATAGTGCAATGGCTGCTAATGACCATAGTGTACGTATAGCAATTTCAAATGCTATGGCTGAATCAATGAAGAGTTCTTATACTGATGTAGTTTTTCCTTTAGATTTAAAAGGAATTAATGCGGCTGATGGGACTCAAGTAGAATTAACTAGTATAACATTCGCATAATTATGGCAAAGTTTTTAAAATTACCGGTAACAGGAAATAGTGGTCCAAGTGTAACTATAGGTATTGATATGATAGCTACAATAAAGAGAGGTACTGATACCACAACTATAATTCATTATAGTGCGGGGTCTGCTTCTGACGATATTATAACTTTAACTCACACGGAACCTAACGCATCTAACATTTATGCAATGAGAGATGCTATACAAGACGCTATTGTAAATCTACATAGCTCTAATTGGAGAGAAACAATTCAGACTTTAAACTTAGCTTCTATTAAAACAGCAGACGGCTCTTTAATGGCTATTACAGGAGTAGTTTTATCTTAAATATATAGGTATGGCAAAGTATTTAGGAATACCACTTCAAGTGGCAGGCGGTCAAGCAGTCACTCCAACCTACGGGTCGCAGGAGTTGGTTGTTGATGGAGACTTTCCGGCGGGTACAACTGCTTGGCAAGCTGAAAATGGAGCTACCATTACGATTGGTACACACGAGGGCAGAAGTAATGTTGCAAATATTAATGTTACTGCTACAGGTCAATCAAGAGTAAAGCAACCTTTTGATTTTGTTAATGGCGTAAAATACCAAATTACTGTAGAAGTTTTCTTAGTTAGTGGAGCTTTTAGAGTTGATGCTGTAGATGAAGATGCACCTAATGATTTTGTTTCTACAACAACAACAGGTTCTTGGCAAACACTAACAGGTACCTTTACAGGCGCACGAACAAATTCAGGAAATATATTTTTAAGAGGTGACAGTGCTGTAGCACAATTCTATGTAGATTCTATATCCATTAAAGAAGTACCGTTTGTTTTAGGTGAAGAGATAGTTTCTAGTGATTATATCCCTGCAAACTTTACCGCAGGAAATGGTTGGACTTTGAATGGTTCGTCAGCTTCTAGAGGTGTAGCTACTAATACTGACTATTTAGTATCTAATATAACCTCACAACTTGTAGACAGTAAGTCATATCAAGTAGGGTTTACCTTATCTGATATGAGTCAAGCAAGCACTGCAGGTATTAGTAGTACGGGAGCATTTGGTCAGGTTGGAACTGACTTGAAGTTTAGGTCTACTGATGGTAGTAACTTATTTTACTCTGTTTATGATGAAGGCCAAGGCACATCTCCTGATTTAAGATTTGTTTCAGGAACTAATGCCCTAACATTTACATTAAGTGGTATTACAGTTAAAGAGGTTCAGTACAACTATCTACAGGTAGTGGGTGGTGATTTCTTAAAGCAATGTAAGGTTGGTGATGTAGTGTTTAACTATAGCGATGATACCGAGGCTGTTGTTTTGCAAGTAATAAGCAATGACGTATTGTTATTATCTAACGATATTCTTTCAGATGCAGGAGACTCATTCTTTATCTTTGCGCCTAACGGTGATACAAGAGGGAATCAACTTCTTCGTATAGACAATTACATTATCTCTGAGTATGACGAGGCTTCAAGTTCGCCTAACCTATCATCTTTTTGGTTTGCTGCAGGCCCTCAAGCCGATAAGGTAACTCTAACACAGCTTAACGATGCGGTTAACACATACTTTGTGGCTGACGTGATTGAGATGTTTGTTCAGAGATTAAACGCTCGGTCAGCAACGGCTAGTAGGTTAGATATTCCTCTTAATGAGTTTAGAGACCATAAATATAATCAGGTGTTGACAACAACAGCTATAACACTTTCATAAGATGGCAAATTTTTTAAAACTAAACAAATCATACTTGGGACCTGAGGTCCTAAGTAATGGTTCTTTTGAGGGGTACGGTCCTGAATTGATAGCAAACGGTGATTTCTCATCAGGGTTATCGGGTTGGACCGGCAATGACTCTGCAGCAGAGTTAAGTATTGTTAATGATAAAATCCGTGTAACAAATGGAGATGGAAGTGCTGCAGGATTTACATCTATTAATGGAGTACCTACGTTATCAGTAGTTTCAGGTAAAACGTATGAGATAAAATATGAAAGTTTTCAAGGAACGTCTTCAAATGCACAATCTCAACTTTTTTTAGGAACAACATTTAATACAGGTGATGTTTTGAGTGGAACTAGGTTTCAAACAAATGGGATTCATAGTTACATTTTTACTGCAACTTCAACTCAAGACCTATATTTATTAATAAAAACAGGGACAGTTACATCAGGAGCATATATGGAGTTTGATAATATATCTGTTAAACAGGTAGGTATTGTTGAACTTGTAAGTGACGGTAATTTTACGGATATAGCTGACGGTACTGCTGTAATTACTTTACCTCAGTGGTCTACCAACAATCTTTCTTCAGCAAATATTCAATCTAGTGTACTTCAAGCTATATCTAGTAGTGGTGGTCAATTGGTTAAATTAAACATCCCTACAGTTATAGGTACTGAATATAAGTTTAATGTAGCTAGTGTTACAGGAGATTTAGCTGACAATAGTATAGCTATTTGGAATGTTAACGGATTAGCTGCAGTAGATGTTGATGTTACGAGTGGTTCAGGTAGTCTTACGTTTGTAGCTGACGGTACATCCACTGTTGTAAACTTTTATGCAGGGAACAGGTCAGGTGCTAAACAAACAAACTACGCAAACATCTCTCTACAAGCAACCAATCAGTTTGCTTATGGGTACGAAAGGTTTGGTTCAGATAATGCAGGAGGCCAAAACTCTGTATTTGATTTACAAGCTAAGACTGTTAGGTTTATCGCAGCAACTACAGGCTTCAATCATATTGCAGCGTCAGATAATTTTACAGCTACGAATCAAGAGTATCTTCTTAAAATTGATGTTGAATCAATAGTAGGTACTTCTGATTTTATTTGGTATAATGGCTCAGGCTACTACCGTATTAAATTAAAGCTAGGTGAAAATGAATTTAGATACACAAGGCAAGGTTCTGATAGTGGTATATATTTTGGTATTGATGTTAATTCTGCCGCTGATATAGGCTCATCGTTTACGCTTAATAGCATATCATTGCAAGAGGTTGTGAACCAACCAAAGCTAATTGGAGTTGATAATGTATCAATGGTAAGTGCACCAACAGAAAACACTGTTGTAATAAACAACGGGCTTACTGATGGAGCTGATACTCTTACTATAACTTATGCAGGTGCATCCGCATCTTCAAGAGTGCAGATGAGAAACTTCTTCCAAGACAGCATTATCCGTTTAGCAAATGGTAATAATACTGCTGAGGTTTTAGAGATAACTCCTCCGGTGCTTATAACTGACATAGTTGCAAGCTAGTAAATCAAGTAAATAAACTACTAAAGAGCCTTTTTATAGGGCTCTTTTTTTTTGCGTATATTTGTGAAAAGATTTTAAGATGATAGATGCAGTAAGAAATACAGTCCTTGCTATACTTAATAAGAATAACTACGGATACCTTTCCCCATCAGACTTTAACCTGTATGCACAAAAAGCACAGTTAGAGATATTTGAGGATTGCTTTTACCAATACAACACACAACTTAACTTAGAAAATGCACGTAGGTCAGGAACTGAGTACGCTAATTTATCTAAAGGCATACTTGAGACTATTGATTTGTTTTCAAAGACAGCTCCGTTAGTTCAAGTTGCGACCAACACATACACAACGCCTTCAGATTATTACCTAATCAACAAGGTGCTTTGCTCAAGTGGTGGTGCGTTTAAAGGAGAAGCTGAAAGGGTTAGTCAGTCAAAGATTACAATGCTTAACGCTTCAATTCTTACAGCACCTAGCGTTGACTTTCCTGCATACACGACTGAAGGGTCTGTAATGACAATTTATCCTAGTACATTTAATGGTGCTGCAGATATATCAGCTCAGTACGTTAGATACCCTTTAACACCTAAATGGACTTACAGGGCAGTTTTAGAAGAACAAGGCCCTGTGTTTAATGAATCCGCAGTTGATTATCAAGACTTTGAGTTACCGCTTGACAACCTAAATGATTTGGTTGTAAAGATATGTCAGTACGCAGGTGTTGAGATACGTGAGGCAATGGTGGTGCAGTACGCACAAGGAGAAGAACAACAAAATAACTTACAACAATAATGGCATATATATCTCAGTATCAGTACTACGAAAATTCAGGCGCAAACCCTGAGGATGCTAATTGGGGTTCATACCAATACGTTAGCCTAAAGGATATTGTCAATAACTTTATGTTGATGTACCAAGGAAACCACTCTTTGGTAAATAACGAGGACCGTTTTAAGATTCTATTTCACGCTAAGCGTGCAGTGCAGGAGCTTAACTACGATGCGTTTAAGGAGATTAAGACTCTTCAACTTACAGTGAATGATGCAGTACGATTCGTGTTGCCTTCAGACTATGTTAATTGGGTTCGTGTTTCTTTGTATGAGAATGGTGTATTGTATCCAATGACTGAGAATATTCAGTTGACATCAGCGCAAGCATACTTGCAAGATAATAATGCTAAGATATTATTTGACGAATCGGGTAGTGTATTAAAGCCTGAGTTCTCACCAATTGACGTTGATAGGATTACAGGTACTAAGAAGACGATATACTTAAATGAGAATAGCGCATACAACAATGCAGAAGGTTATTGTTGTGATGGTATGTGGTACTTTGATTTTGCAATAGGAGCTCGTTACGGGCTTAATACGGAGACGGCTAATGCTAACCCTACATTTAGAATAGATTCGAAAGCAGGGGTTATTAATTTTGATTCTACGATGTCAGGTAAGAGCGTGATAGTAGAGTACGTATCTGATGGTATGGAGGGTGGTGATAATTCTCTTATAACAGTTAATAAACTATTTGAAGAGTACGTGTACGCATACATTCAATACTCTATCTTAGATAGCAAGTTGGGCGTTCAGGAATACATTGTAAATAGAGCAAGGAAAAAGAAGTCATCACTTCTACGTAACGCAAAGATAAGAATCAGTAACATACATCCGGGTAGATTGCTTATGAATCTAAGAGGACAAAACAAGTGGATTAAGTAGTATGGCTAATAGTAAAAGAAATTTTATAGCGGGTAAGATGAACAAGTCGCTTGATGAGAGACTTGTACCTAACGGTCAGTATATTGATGCAATGAACGTACGCCTTGGTTCTACTGAGGATTCAGAGATTGGTTCTGTAGAAAACTCAAAGGGTAATACTATTTTGACTTCAGTAAATCTAGGTATTTTTAGTATAACCACTTACAACCTTAGTGCAAACGCTCGATGTATAGGTGCTTTTGAGGATGGTGTAAATGAAACTATATATTGGTTTATACACGACAGCAATTCTCCATCAACATCTACAGGTAAGGCCGATTTGATAGTATCATTTAATACTAAAACATTTAACTTAAGATACCACGTAAAAAGTTTTAAGAACTCTGAAGATGTTACTAACACTACCTTAAACTTTAGCTCATCACACCTTATATCTAATGTAAATAAAATTGGTGATTTATTATTTTTTACAGATAACTACAACCCTCCTAGAAAAATTAATGTAAACGATTCGTATGCTTACCCTACGAGTATTGGTGGGGTGGATAACTTTCACTACAATGATATTCTTGTTGTAGTTAAACCACCGTCATATGCTCCATCTGTTATAAATACAGTTACAGGTTCTTTAGATACGTTTATGCAAGAAAGGTTTATTTGCTTTTCTTATAGGTATAAATATAAAAACAACGAGTACTCAGCCACGTCTCAATTCACAAACCCTAGCTTTGTTCCTCAACCATTTTCACTATCTTCAGATAACTTTTTAAATGAAGGGATGGTCAACTCAAAAAACGGAGCTACTCTTACGTATAACACAGGAGGTAGTGAGGTTGTTGAGGTAGAGATATTATTTAAAGAATCATCATCTAATATTATAAAGGTAATTGAATCTATAGATGCGACTACGCTTCCTAATAATACAGACCAACAATATACTTTTGAAGACAGTAAAATATTTACGATACTTTCAAGTGGCGAGATATTAAGACTTTACGATAATGTACCTTTATTAGCTAAAAGTCAAACCCTTATGGGAAATAGACTTATGTATGGTAATTATGTTGACGGGTATGATTTAAAGCGTGATGGTGTAAAAACTAAATTTGATTATTATATTGAGTCAATTAGTGAGTCGTTTGGGCTTACACCAATAACTACTTTTAATGTTCCTTCAAACGGGCAAGAATATATCTTAGCAAACGCAGAAGAGTCTAGTGGTAGAGTAGAAGTAACTCTTAGTGAAATAACAGAATTAAAAGCAGGAGGTAATCTTACACTTAGCTTTACAATTGAACACGATGATTGGGAGCCTTCAACTCCGAGTGCCCCTATTCCCACAAGTATAAACCCTCCTACTACAGTTGCGTTTAATTATACTCTTTTACAAGATTTTAATAGCGTATCTGAGTTAGTTAATAGTATTGATTTTCAAGAGAAAATGGGTACGGCAAGTAATATTAAAACAGTAGCTCTTTCAGGGACAGGTTCTACTTTTACAGATATAATAAACGATTCATTACTAACTGAAATAGGTTCATACACTAAATTTGAAAGCGGTATAGCTACGGCAGGAGAACCTATATTAGTTACTGCAGCCACAGGTTCAGTTGTTTTAAATTTATCTGTTATAACTATGGGTTATACTACAGATACTTCGGCTCCATCAACATCCAATACAGTTTACGAGCTTTTTAATTTAACAAACATTGACTTCTCGTATTCAGAAATAGGTAGCTCTTTAAGTTTGCATAGTAATAGAGGATATGAGGTTGGTATTGTTTATATGGATGAGTTTAATAGAGCTTCAACAGCTTTAGTTAGTAATAACAACAATATATACATACCGTGTGCTAATAGTATAAATAAAAATACTATTAAACTTACAATGCCTACATCTCAAATAGCTCCTGAGTTTGCTAAAAGATTTAAGTTTGTAATAAAACCTGATGGTGAAGATTACGAGACTATATACTCTCAATTATACTTTGAGGAAGCGGGTACAAGTTTTACATATTTTAAATTAGAAGGAGAGAGTATAGCAAAGGTTGAAGAAGGTGATAGATACATTGTAAAAAGGTCAGCATCAGGCCCTTCAAATAGTTGCTTATATGCAACTGTTCTTGAGAAGGTTACTTTAGCTGAAGGGGATATAATATCAACCGACTCTAATATAACCGTACCTGCAGGTACGTATATGAAAATACAACCTTCTAATTTTTCTACAAGTCTTGAGGAGAATAGTTACGTAAATCCCGGCTCGCAAGAATCACCATCTTCAGTTGACGCAGAACCTACTTTCTTAAATTATAGAAACTTTGAAGAGAGCATAACAACTAATACGTTTAGTAATTACGCTATACCTCAAGGTTCTTCAATAGAGATGAATCTTGATTTATATAGGAATGCGTCTACTAACTTTACTCAATCTTGTGATTATCTTTACTTTAAATTTAATAGAACATTTACAGCTTCAGATAACTATGATGATATTATTGATTGGTTTAATGGTGATAATATAGCTTCTACGTTCTCATCTGCAAATACTAGTAGCGGGATTTCTTTTGATTACGATACGCAGGAACAAACAAATATTTTTACTTGGCGTGGTAACACTACATCAGCATCTAATACTAAAGTAAACTTTGCTTGGTTTAAAAGTACTGCCGCTACTAATCTTAATGAGATAATCTTTTTAATTAGAGGTTTTGATGCTTGTCCATCAAGTTATTATAGTTCGAGTGGAACCGCTAAGATTAAGGCTTCTTTTAAGATTATATTATCTGATGGTACTGTTATATTTGAAACTGAACCATCAGAGTCTTTACCTGATGTTTGGTATGAAGGTCAGGACTCATACCCTGTATCTGCATTAGGTTTTCACGAGTCTAACATTACAGGAGATACCAATCAAACCTCATCTGTTGATGGTATATTTAATTTGAATTTTTCTAATTGCTATTCATTTGGTAATGGTGCTGAAAGTTATAAAATTAGAGATTCTATTAAGGGTAAGGAGATGAGTATGGGTAATCGTGTGACAACTGTTTCAGAGCAGGATTACAAGAGAGCTCATAGAAGTTCTGATATAACATATAGTGGTTTATATAACGATGAAACCAACTTAAATAGACTTAACGAATTTAACTTAGGGCTGCTAAACTTTAAGCCACTTGAGTCTTCTTTTGGGCCTATCAATAAAATGTTTGCTCGTGAGACTGACATACTTGCATTGCAAGAGGATAAGATTTCGTACGTTCTATCGGGTAAGAACTTATTGTCAGACGCATCAGGGGGAGATGTTCTTACGTCAGTGCCTGAGGTGTTAGGTAAGCAGATAGCTAGAATTGAAGACTTTGGTATTAGTGACAACACTGAGAGTTTCGTTTCATATGGAGTTGATAAGTTTTTTACTGACGCCAAGAGAGGTTCTTTAATACAGCTTAAAGGAAGCAGTGCTTCTAACGAGCAGTTAAATGTTATATCGGAGTATGGTATGCGTGGTTGGTTTAGAGATTTATTTCAAGATAGTTTTAATACTCAAAAATTAGGTGGCTACGACCCTTATATGAATGAGTACGTTCTATCTAGCAACGATGTATTATTACCTCAAAAAATTGAATCTATACCTTGTGGTTCTTCAAATACAATTACTCTTGATACTGAGGACTCAATATCGTACGTTATTAATCTATCTGATGATATTGGTACGGTAAGAACTGAGTTTAGCACTACCGCATCGGTTAATGTTACAGGAACTTGGAATGGAGTTCAAAAATTTTCTGCGGTAGTTTCATCTACTTACTTTCCTGATTTTGTAAAAAACTTAATATTTCCTAACGAACTTACAATAACTATATCTAAAGTTAATGCTGAAGATAAACCTGTTATAACAGTTACATCTATATGTCCAAGTGCTAATGCACTTCAGGTTAGAGCTATTGTTCTTACAAACAACGAAGAAGAAGGCAAGTCAATACATTATCGTTGGACATACAGAGTTGGCTCGGGTGTTGAAGGTTTGGTATCAGGCCCCACTCAGGTATCTAACTTTGTGCAAAATGCTCAACCACCTTTTGCGTCTTCATATGTAATATATGATGGATTCCAAGGCCATGGAATTATACCATTTAGCGGTGCCACTATGGATATGTCTACCTTTAAGTATTCGAGTGATACTTACGATGTTAGAAATACAGGCGATAGGCTTGATAAATTTAAGTTCCTTGTAACCCCAATAGATTATGCAAACAATCAGACAGGGTTACGTAACTTATTAAACGCTATTCCTGCGGGTAACTCAGCTACCCCTACAGGTGTAAACCCTACTTTTGTCGATACGTTTGATTTACCTACTATAACGGGTAGCAATAATATATTGTATTTAGTTTGGGATTTAAGAGCAGCAAATGAAACTTTGTTATGTTATGACTCGGATACTACATCAACAGGATTAGAGGCTGTTTGCTGTGAGTGTGCTTGTAACGCTGCTGTAAATACCACTTATAGAATTACCAACAATGGTACTAGTACTATAGACGTGACTACATCAGGAGGAAGTCAGGAGGTTTTCACTAGTCATTCTATTGTTGAGTGTTCAAGTATTTACCCAACCTACACTCCTATAGGTGCTACAGGTATTACTATAGAGATTGTAGATTGTGATTGTTAATAATTAAAATAAAAAATGGCAGAATATTTAGATTTTTTTTTAGACGGAGCTAATCTTCAGAGCTCAACTGCGGTCTACACAACAAGTGCTTTAACCACTTTTGCTGCAGATGGTTATTACTCTGACGGCTTAGTTGTTAGAAGACAAGTAACAGGCATTGGTTTACTTCCTGTGGAAGACTGCCCTGCGTGCGGTGAATTTAATTGCGAGAAAAATATTACAATACAGCCTGTGACAGCATCTGAATGTCGTATTAATTATAAGATGAATGCTTCTCGAGGTGCTATAAAGGTTACTATTACGGGAATAACTCAATCAAGTGGTAGGCCTATAGGTATATCTATAAGAGGTACGGGGGGTTTAACTGCAGCGTACAACACATTCTCTTCTACAGGATTAGCAGGTATTCAGAATAATGTCATTACAGCTCCTAACAGCTCAGTACCTAGTTATTTTTATGTTAACGGCATGAGGGTTTGTCAAGGTTGGAGTAATGTTAGTGCTGAGCTTCCTGAGTATAAGTATAACCCAAATACAGGATTATTTGCACCAACCGGAACTACAAGTAGCTTTTCGTATAGCAATAAGATGACAGACCCTACTAATGGACTACCAACAACTGTTGGTGATATTGTGACTTATATACCAAAGACTACCGCAGCACTTGACACTATAGATGTTATTGCAGTCTACCCTTGTGGTGGTCCTACACCAACGGTTAATGTTGAGTGCCCTACTGCATTACACACCTTTAACTCAAGTTTAAGTACAATCGTTAGTACAACCCAAGGTTCGGCTTGCGATAAAGGCCTTGGAGGTAGGAAACTAGTTCACGGAAAAGTTAGAGGAACTGTAGACGGTCAGTTTAAAATGGGAGATTATATTTTTATAGCAAGTAGCACAAGCAGCCTTGATTATGAAAAACTTGATGACGGTTGGTGGAAGGCTTTATCTATAGATTTTCCTGAAGCTACCCAAGGTACACCTACACCGGATTACACGTGCATTTTTTACTCAAAGGATGGGATAATTAGTCAAGTACAAGATTGTTAAAATAAAGATATGCCAAACTATACACTTACATACAGCGAAGGTTCTAAAGGATTCCCTTCATTCTATAGCTACAATCCTGAGTATATGATAGGGATGAATAATTTCTTTTATAGCTTTAAGAATGGTCAGCTATATAGGCATAATACCAATGAGACTCGTAATAGCTATTACGGCACTACGTATGCGTCTACTATAAAGACTGTGATAAATGAAATGCCTCTAGATAATAAGCTCTTTAAAACGCTTAATCTTGAGTCTACTGATGCGTGGTCTGCTGAACTACTTACAGATGTAGCGGCTCAGTCAAGCTCTATAGATAACACATCGTTTGTAAAAAAAGAAGGTAACTACTTTGCTTACGTTCGGACTAATGGTGCAGCTTCAGGCGGTGCATTAACTGAGTCTGACTTTAAGTCACGAGCTAATGGTGGTGTTGGTGAGGTAAATTCTTTTTTTGGTGGAGGTTCAGTAACTGATTTAAGATTCGCTACTTCTATTGATATTAATAGTCAATTATCTGTAGGTGATTCAATATATGCAGGGTCAGGTTCTACTCTTTCTTTTACCGGAGTTGTTACCGCAGTGAGCAATGGTGATACTATAGGCACCAACTATATTAGAATAAACAATACAGGAGGTACAATCCCAAGTGCAGGTGATTTCGTTATGTACTTTAAGAACGCACAGGCTGAATCGCTTGGTGTGATGGGGCATTATACTGAGATAACTCTTACGCTTCCTAACACGGTAACCACAGCTAGTGAGCTTTTTGCTATTGAGTCTGAGTTAATGAAAAGTTATCCTTAAAATTTAGTATCTTTGCTACTAGATGAAATTTAATACAACTCCACTACAGCACGAAGATTACGACAACATCCTTAAGGGATGGTGGAAGGATTGGGGATGGGAAGCTCCTAGCAGAGATTTCTTACCTCAGGATGGTCAAGGTGGTGTAATGGTTTGGGACGGTGATACGCCTGTATGCGCAGGCTTTTTGTATAACACCAACTCAAAAGTAGCGTGGGTAGATTGGATTATATCTAACAAGGAGTATAAAGAATCACGTAAAGAAGCGTTATCAATATTGATACAGACATTAACATCAGTTGCAAAGAACCTAGATAATAAGTTCGCTTATGCCCTTATAAAGCATAACGGACTTATTGGTGTTTATGAGCAGCAGGGTTATACAATAGGGGATTCATACAATAAAGAAATGATTAAAGTATTATAATATGGCAGCAGTAACATCAATAATAGCAGCGGGTACAACTTTAGCAAGTACAGGGATGTCTTTTGCACAAGCAGGTAAACAAAAAAAGTTAGCTAAAGACGCACAAGCAGCGGCAGACGCAGCGTTTAAAAAGGCTGAAGCTCAGCTTGACGTTAATTACTTCGAGCAGCTTGGTATTAGTAAGACGCCTTACGATAACCAAAGAGAAGCGATAGCTCAAGCAGGAGCGCAAGCAATGGAGATTGGTCGTGAGTCAGAGAGAGGTGGTGCTGCTACTGCAGGTAGAGTCCTTGCTCAGTCTAACATAGCACAGCAAGGCATTACAGATAAGCAAACAAAAGATTTAGAGGCTTTAAATAAATTGGTTGCTGCAGAGGAGTCAAGGTTGGCGGGAGAAAGAGCTAACCTATCTTTAGACCAAGCAGAAGGTGCAGGAATAGCTGCAGCACAAGCGCAGAACCAACAAAACCAAGCTATAATGTCAGGCGTTACAGGGCTTGCTAATGCAGGTATGTCATTGTACGAGAACTCTGAGCTATATAAGCAGGATAGAGTTGGGGGAGCTGCAGGGTTAGCAGGTGACACTAACACGGCTGTAACTTTAGATACTATAACACCTTCATCCATCCCTACAAATCAAGCACAATTAATTAGACCTGATATGTCATCCTCAATGACTCCTGCTCAGCAGTTTCAAAACACATCGGCAATGTTTAATTTGCAAAACCCTCAGTTGATTAATCAAAATATGATGACTCCTGCTCAGCAGTTTCAAAATACAGCAAACAATTTTAATTCTGCAAATCTACTATATAACCCTTTTAAAGTATACTAATGGCTAAGTCATATTATAAGCAAAGCGAAAGACCTGTTGTTGAAGGTGTTAATTGGGGACAAATTAGTACTGACCTTAGTGCTAAGTTATTAGCTGAAGAAAAGAGACGTGAGGATTTAAAGATAAAACTTGACGAGGAGTCACGTGATTATATGCGTGAGTTTAATGACACCCCTCAGGGTCAGCACGATGGTGCTAACGAAAGGATGTCTAGATTTGCCTCTGATGCGTCTGCATATATGCTTGACTTAGATAAGAAACTAAAGGCAGGTCAGTTACCTCTTAAGCAATACAACGCAATGCGTGCAAACCTTAAGCAAGGAACAACAGATATGTTTGAGGTTTCAAAAAAGTTTAATGCTGATTATTCAGCTAGTTTAGAAAGAGCTAATTCGGGTAATGCTTCGGCTGAAGAGATATACCAAAACGCACAGATACAAGCATTTGGTGACCCTGCAAACTCAGGTGTATATATTGACCCGGTTACAGGACAGATGTCGGTAGGTAAGATGGTTGATGATGGTGACGGAAATATGGTTATGTCTTCAAACCCTAGCGACAGAAAGTCAATCTTTAGCCTAAAGAATACCGTTGAGCGTAAGATAGATAACTTCAATGTTAATGAGTTCTCTGAAGGAATCAAGGGAGCATATGACGTGAAGTATCAAAGGGTTATTGAAAGTGGTGATGTTGGTCTTCTTAATGATATGAAGGGAAATCCTGACTTTGTAAAAGCCACGAATGATTTAATACAGAGAGAGTTGGTCAACACTCATAACGCAGCTAGTATACTTACAAATAGAGCAGGTAAAGAGTACAGGTTTGAAACACTACCAAACAACAAGCTACCTGAGGTACAAGAAGAGGGTGTTATATATCTAGCACCTGACCCAACCAATCCTAATAGCGGAGCATCGCAACCTTTACTTACCGTGAAGCAGGAGGAAGAAGCAGCCGAAATACTTAGAACGGCTATAGATTCTAAGATAGGTGTTACAGAAACTTCTAGCTTGGAAGTTAAAAGAGAGTCTCAAAAGTTGGCTAACGAACAAACACAGCAAGCCATTGACTTCTTTGAGGATACAAAAAATCTTAAGAAGGGAAAATTAATATTAGACAATCAAGCTGCTAAACAACAAATATTAGTTATAGCTCAGAAAACTCCACTTGAGTTGGAGGCTATGGGGTTATCTAATCAAAAGCTAGACCAAGTGATAAAACACCTTGCCCTGAAAAATCCTAAGGAGCTTGAGACAATGGACTTATCTATTGAAAACACTGAAGCTATTATGAAAGAACGTGCAGCTAAGCACGATTCTGATATGGATGCGGCTAAGACTAAGGAGGAGAAAGAAAGAATAGAGCTTAAGTACCTTGACGAGGAGAAAAAGTTAAGAAATATATATACTGAAGCACAGATTACAAAAATAAACAAACCTACGCAGTGGGAAGCTAAAGATAATAAGGAGAAGAAACTTGTATCTAACTACGTTAGTAAGATTGGCCACGTGTTTGATGGCTCTGAATCCCAAATTGATGCAGCTCTAAACTATATATCTAATGCTAACAGAGATATTACAAGCATTGAAAGAAATAACAACGAGGTTGTTATTGAGATGTTTGATGTTGATGGAAAGACGCCTATAGTTAAACGTATACCAATAGAGAACAAAAGAGACTTTGTTGAGTCTATGTCAGCGTTAGTAGCTAATGAGCTTAATGTTGTAGACATTATGGATGATATGGGTTACGATGACCAAGGTACTTACACTGACTACGATGCCTCTACTGAGGTTCAAACTGCTGAAGAGAAAGAAGCAGGTTATAAAAAAGAAATTTCTGTAATAGTTGACAATGCTATATCTAGAGATATGTTTGATAATATTGACAAAGAATCTGACTTTAAGACGGAGTTATTAAGATTAACTGAGGTAGGTGGTTCATTGGAAGCGTTTGATGATATGGTAATTGAAACATCAAAAGATGCTACAGGGAAAATAATATCTAACGAAATTTATATATCATTCCCTGATGAAGAAACATCTATAACTATAGATACAAATAATTGGACCGACTCCGGAGATACTGCTGAAATGAAAAAACTAAGAGACTTTTTAAAGGAGAGAGGTAAATCTGACGCAAGCAATATGGCTAAGTTCTATGGGTTTGATGAAGAAGGATATGAGTCACCTAATGAAGTAAATTATGAAGACGGCAAAGTAGACTATACTAAAAAATAAAAACAGTGGACGAGCAAGTTTTAAAAGACCTTTATAATAGGGCTGTATCAAAAGGATACCAAAAATCTATAGAAGAGTTTTCATTATTACTTAATAAAGATAATGATGTTTTAAATGATAACTATAATTATGTCAAAGAACAAGGGTACGGAAAATCTATAGAAGAATTCTCAACCCTTGTTGGAGTAAAAAAAAAAGACGAGTCCGATTCTATTACTCAAGAGGACGTTACGGAATCCATTACACCAACAGAGCAGGAAGAAGTTATCTCATCGGATGTTTCAGTTCCAATACAAGAGGCTAACCCTCAATCAATACAAGAGCAAGAGGTTTCAATTGTAGATGAGTCTGTTCCAACAGACTTTACCTCAACAGAAAGAGAGAGTTTTTCCTTAAGGGATAGAGATATTAATTTTGACTTCTCAGATGCTGAGTTTGAGCAAGGCGAGAAAGATACAGCCCTTGAAAGAGCATTCGGTAAGAATGTAGTTACAGATTTATTTGGTGACTTATATAGAGCCGGTGCAGCAGGTCAAGCACAGGGTGGTTCAGTAGATGAGTCACTTGAATTATTTGCAAAGGGCGCTGACGCAAGCGATGAAGATATACAAGACTTTATAGCTGCACAAAAAAGAATGCAGGACGCAGGTGAATCTGATGAAATGCGTGACTTCCAAAAAATATATCAAAAAGATGGTGGTGGTGTCCTTGGTTTTATAAAAGGCGTTGCCGCTAACCCAACTGTTATACCACAACTATTCGTATCCTCGGTTAGTGCTATGCTAACGCCTGCAGTATTAGCAGGTGCAGCCACAGGTGCGGGTGCAGGAGCTGTTGCAGGGTCAGCTACACTTACACCTTTTGGTGTTGGAGCAGGAGCTATAGCGGGAGCTATGGGTGGTGCAGGTACAGCTCTAGAAGCAGGTCTTACGTACTCAGAGCTACTTCAAGAACAGCTTGGTGATAAGCCAATGACTAATGAAAATATTCGTGAAGTTCTTCAGGATGAAGAGATGATGGACGATATTAGATTTAAAGCTGTAGCTAGAGGTTTAACTATCGGAGCTGTAGACGCAGCGTTTGGTGGTGTAGCGAGTAAATTAACAACCTCTGTAGCTAAGTCTACGGGTAGAAAATTATTAGCTTCAGCAGCCGGTGGGGCAACTGAAGCTGTAGGTGGTTCTGTAGGTGAGATAGCAGGTAGGGTAGCTGCAGGTCAAGAGATGGACGTGGCAGAGGTTTTATTTGAAGGTGTGGCAGGTACAGCTACAGCTCCAATATCCGTAGGATATGGTCTATATAAGTCTCCTAAGTACAAGATTAATGGTACGGGTAATGACGCTAAGGTGTCGGGGCCTATGATGGCTAAGTTTTTACGAGAGTCAACTCCCGAGCAATTACTTAAAGCAGATATTAATATAGAGAACGATTCTGAACTTCAAGCAATTTATGACGAGAAGTTTAAGGAGGCTACTATAAAGAATGATATTTTAAAGGTAGACTCTAGTATTAATGAACCTACATTAAACGCAATAACAGAGCTTCAGGTTGAGTTAGATGGTTTAAAAGGTAATGATACTCAATTTGCTAAAGATAAATCATCAGAGATAAAGTCTAAGATTAAATCCCTTCAGGAGAATCCTATTACAGAAGGTGAAGCTAGAGAAACTGAGACAATAGTTGATGGTGACGATGTTAGCACAACAACTAATATAGTGACTGAAGAGTTTGCAGTAGAAGCTCTTAATAAAGAAGGTGTAGTAAACCCAACTGCAGAACAGATACAATCAAAGAAAGAACAACTTTTAAAAGAACAAGCCAATGCCATTCAAGAGCCAAGCACAGAGACGGTGGATGTACAAGAACAAACCGGAGATAGCCAAACAGTGGGAGAGGGAGACACCGAAGTCAGCGAAGTCAGCGAACTTACCACAGAGACTACACAAGAAGTTCAAGAATCTGATGTCGAAACGGGGGTAGATGGTGGACCTAGGTTTAGATTAGATGGATTAGAAACTCAAGACCAAGAAACATCTTCTATTACTGAGGAGATGAATAAGATGGATAAGAATGAGATTGAGTTTGAAGCATCAGGAGCTTCTAGGGATTATGAAGTTAACCCAATAAAAGAAAGTAACTCGATTAAAAAGATTTCACGAAAAGTCTTAGACTTTATAGGTGTTAAAAGTGAGAACGATTTAATTAAACCTATTGACTTCTTTGATGGTATACCTATGCTAACAGGTATGTCAGACATCCTCGCTTCCGGTACAGTAAAAGATGCTCAAGGGAACAATATGGATGTTGATGGGGGTTTAATGTTTAATATACTAGGTAAGAATACAGAAGCCGCTTGGGCGGGTGTGAATAAAGATGGTGCTAAAACTCAATTTGACAACGCTGTAAAATTATATGAAAAAAATAAAGTGTTGTTTGACAAGCTATGGGCTGACGGAAAGCTACCTCAAGGTCACGTACCTATGGCTATAGCTAGAATGTCTGATAGCGCCATAAATTCTAATGAAGCTATATTTAGATATGTAAGCCCTGCAATAAAGGCTGCACCAAAAAAGAATCAAGTAAAGGCTTTAGCAGATTTGCAATCTGTTTTAGACGCAGTAATGAATGCCTCTCAAAAATCTACGGTAGGTAAAAAGAAAGTTGCTTCAGCGATTAAACTGAAGGAATTTATTAATAAGAATAAGATTAAAAACCTAGGTCAGTTAACTGACTTAGTTGTTAAACAAGCAAACCAAAGAGCTAAAGGTGATATGAATACCCTAACTCTTGACGAGAGAAAGTTATTATTTGAATCATTGATATATCCACCGGGGGCTAAAACAAGTAGTAGGGCTGTAATAAAATCTTTAGCTGAAGGGAATCCTAAGTTTAATACAGACGCTTTCTTTGCTGATAACATATACAAAGCAATCGGAGAACCTTCAATGATGAAGGGAGAGCACGGAGATATTGTGGCTGTTGTTGGTATTGATGTTACGGATAAAGGCGGTGTAACAAAAGTAAATCACGACAACTATGGCTTCGGACCTAAAGGTAAAGCGATAGCTTTAATCTCTAAACCAAAACACGGTATTGATGTATTCTCAACTTGGAGAGCTAAAGCTAGTAGAGTTTTTAAGAGAGAAAAAACAGGGAAGTTCCCAACTAAAGAGTTTGCAACACAGCAAGTTGGTGGGTCTTTCTTTAATGATAAGGTTTTTCAATCTGACGCTGCTAAAACGAAGCAGTCAAACCTTGACATACTTATAGGTAAATTAAAGTTTGCCTTCCCATCAGTTAATGTAGCAACAAGTCAGGTTGAGTTTGATGCTATACTAGACCAACCCGGCGTTAGAACTCAAGAGTCTAATGGCAAAACTATTCTTGGTTTAACTAAGGATGGTAAGATATTTATAAACCCTGCTTTTGATTCCTTAGCTACGCCAATACACGAGTTCGGTCATATATGGACTGATTTCTTACGCTCAGATGCTTCAGGTAAAAAAGGTACAGCTCTTTTGGCTCGTGGCTTAAAGTTAGTTGAAGGTACTGATGCCTTAAAAGCTGCGATTGAAAAGTATGGTGATACTAAGTTAGCTAGAGAGGAAGCCTTAGTAGAGCTTATGGCTACTAAAGGTGAGACTATCGCTAATGCTGCCCAACAATCTAAGTTTAAGGAGTGGATGAACGCTACCTTTAAATATATTCAAGAGAAGTTTACTACATCTGAAGAGTTAAAGATGAAGGATATAGAGAATCTAACGCTTGACGAATTTATTAACACAGGTCTTGCTGACTTGTTTGGTGGTAAACCTTTAGACGCAAAATCTAAGGCTAAGTTTGACGCAAAGACTGAAGCTCAATCATCTAAGGCTAGGTTCGAGGTAGGTAGAGATGTTAAGGCTGCAATCAAAGAAGCATTAGCTCTTGGTATGAGTGATAAGCAAATAGAATTTACATTAAAGCAAAGAGGTTTAGACGCTAAGTCTATAACCGAAGCAATGGCTGAGGTTAAGGAGGCTAATAAAAAAATCAAAGGCTCTAAGATTGAGACCACCGTTAAGGGTGGTATGAAGATGTTTGACATCATTACCGATTTAGTAAGTAAGTACGAGAAGACAGGCAAGAGAGGTAAGAGTTTTCAAGCTAAGATTGATAGTGCTGTAGCTGTACTAAAAACTACAGACGCTTACAAAGC